GCACCTGTTTTTCCTGCGCGGTTGCGGTCGGCGGCTTCATTGCTATAAAAAAGTTCATTTTCTAAACCTCCGTGTATTCTGCGTTATTCCATTCTGTTCAGTTACCGTTGCGCTCCGCAGAAGTGGAAGGGCAGGCTATGCAGCCCTTTCCACTTTGGGAGTGTAACGACCGTTCTTCTGTCTATGTCTTTATATAGACAGCGTAGAAGAAGAAAATCGGATCAGCCGTTTTCCGGGTCCGCCTTCGTGATGACGCCCTTGTCGAGCCTGAATTCATCGCCCATCTTCTTGAGCCTTGCGTAGACGGTCTTGTCGATGACTTCCATGTACTCCGCCATGTCCTTTACCGTGACCTTGCCGTCCATATTGAGAGCGGCAAAAGCGGTACGGAATTCCTCGGCGGCATCCTCCGGCGTTTTGCTCTTCGGATTGTTGAGACGGCCTGCCTGCGGAGTACCCTGTGCCGGCATTGCGCCGAGGGTGCCTTTGTCATCGACCTTATGGATCGGGTACTCGAACCAGAAATTGACGGGCTTGATATTCGGGAACTCACGAAGGGATGATTCCAAGCGCCAAGCGGTCTCGTTGCCGTCACGGACGTTGTTTGCGATATCCTCGGAGAGTTCCAGCTGAATCATGTCAAGCTGGGCATCGGGATCGCGGGCAAATACGCCGGAGCCTGACGCTCTGTCCATCGCTTTCTTCATTCCCTGGGCACCCTTCGAGTGATGGTGGCAGTAAATCGTGCTGCACCCGGTCTCCGTGCATATCTTGTCGAACTGGTTACAGAACGCGCCCATTTCAGAGGCGTTGTTCTCGTCACCCGTGATGACCTTGTAAATGGGATCGATAACGATGGCGTCAAAGTGCTGATCCCGCACACGGCGGATGAGTTTCGGTACAAGCTGGTCGAGCGGTACGGCATGACCTCGAAGGTTCCATACCACGATGGAATCCGCGTTCTTGATGGGCAGCCCAAGAGCCTCATAAATTTTGAGAAATCTATTGATCGCACTTGCCGGATCGATCTCAAGGTTCACATAGAGGACTCTGCCTTTCCTGCAGGGAAAACCGAGCCAGGGTTTGCCTTCCGCAATAGCGATGCAAAGTTCCATGAGAAGAAAGGACTTCCCGGCTTTGGATGAGCCTGATATCAGCATCTTGTGTCCGCGGCGAAGGATACCCGTAATGAGTTCCTCCGGCAGTTCCGGCGGATTATCCTTGAAGGTGTCAAGGGATACCATGTCGGGCAGTTCATCCGAGACTCCCTCCACGAAGTCGAGCCAGTCCACCCAGGACTTTCTGCCGATGTTCGTAGCGATAAGGTACTGGCGGTTGCCGTTCCTCGTAACTCCGGGCATACGGGAGAGGCGGGACGGATTGCGGTTCTGCTTATCGATGGACACGCCATTTTTCTCCATGAAGTCATAGAGGAACTCCACGCGCTTTCTGTATTCCTCGTAATTCTCCGCATCCACACGAGCAATGGCATGAAGGCTCTTGCCTCCGCTATGAACGAGTGCCGCGATAGGCAGCTCCAGCTTGCGGAAGACGATATCCTGTTCCGCAATAGGGAGAGTGTCCGACTCTACCAGGGCAAAGCGGAACTTTGTGACGTTTTCATTCTTTACGCCGTCCCCGTCGAGAGGATTGAAGCGAATCCACGCGCCGACTTCGGGCTTCCAGTCGCCGACTGTAGCACCGATGTCATCGGGATGCTTTTTAAGCGATGCAATAAGTTCTCCGGCAGTGCGGTCATACACGCCCTTGCTCGGAAGCCACTTGCCCTCGGAATCCTGCCACACATCGTTCGTGACATAGCCCACGCGGTCATCCGCGTCAAAGAGCAGTTCAAGATATGTGATAAGGTCAGCCGAGGGATTCCATGCATCGGGAGGCGCAAAGCCGTTAAAACCGTCTGCACCGTCATACTCAATGGCGTCATCCCAATTCATGCAGCCGTCCTCGCCACCGAAGGGAGTCCAGCCCCGGTCCTTTGCCATCTGAACGATGGTGCCGCCCTTGACGGGAGTGCCGGAGCCGTGAAAGCTGTTCCATTTGCGTTCGCACTCGCCGGGATGATAGCGTTTGTCGTTCCGGGACCAGTCGTCCCATATGGAGCAGGGATAGCCCTCCTCCTTTAACGCCATGCCGACTGCGATCCAGTCGGCACGGCTCAAGGTCGCTACATCAATGGCTTTCAAAGCCGAAAGTATATTGTTATCCATAAAACGGTTACCTCCTTAAGGTCTGTAGAGTGCGGGAGTCATGCCGTAAGGCACCCTCCAGCTGTTGTCGGCAAGTCTTGAGATCAGTGCGCTTGCGTCCTCGAACGCCCAGGTGCCGACCTGTCTGAAGCCGTAGCGTTCGAGGCACCGTATCTGTTTCGGAGTAGCAAGACCCATCTGCTGACGGCGCTGCAATCTGTCGATGAGAAGGGACGCAAGCCCTGCGTTCCTCACACTGTCGGCAAAGATTCCTCTGCGCTCAAGGAAAGCAATCTGCTTCTCGGACGGCGGAGCCATTTCCCATGCGAAGGTCGGTACATAACTTGTGAGGTCTTCCGCAGCAATCGAAAGTGCATACTGCAGGGGATCAACGAGTTTGCGTTTCTTTCCGCGCATTTCAGCCAGCTGCTTTGCAAGAGCCGATTCACGCTCGGCGAGGATATCCCGTTCCGCCTGTTCCTCGGCTTCGATAAGGTCAAATCCGTCAGCGTCCTCCATCATGCGTTCATCGATCTTTTTGGCAATGGTCTCGTCCTTGCTGATAAGCGCGGACGGTCTGCAAAGGTTGTGACGCTCCGTCATCCAAAGGAAGTCAAGGAGCAGCAGTTCCGTCTTGCCGGGAGAAAGCCTCATGCCGCGGCCGACCATCTGCTGATAAAGAGACCTGATCTTGGTAGGACGAAGAACTACGATGCAGTCCACGGACGGGCAGTCCCAGCCTTCGGTAAGGAGCATGGAATTACAAAGCACGTCATATTTACCGGCTTCAAAATCGGAAAGCACCTCTGAACGGTCATCGCTGTTGCCGTTGACTTCTGCGGCACGGAGTCCGGAGTCGTTTAACATGGCGCAGAACTTCTGCGATGTTGCGATGAGCGGAAGGAACACAACGGTCTTTCTGTCACGGCAGTAGTTCGCCATTTCCGCTGCAATCTGCTGAAGGTAAGGCTCCAGGGCGTGTCCGATTTCACCTGCGGAGAAGTCGCCGCTTGAGATGCCGACATCAGCGATATCCAGTTCAAGAGGTATCATCTGCGCCTTGATCGGGCAGAGATATCCTTCACGGATAGCCTCGGTCATGCTGTATTCGTAAGCCTTGGAATCGAAGAACTCTCCGAGATTTTTCATATCGCCTCTGTCGGGCGTTGCCGTGACACCGAGGATATTAGCGTCCGGGAAATGGTCGAGGACACGCTTGTAGCTGTCGGAGAGGCAGTGATGCGCCTCGTCAACGATGATGTCCTGGAAGTAATCGTTCGGGAACCGGGCGAGTCTCTTTTCCTGCGCAAGCGACTGCACAGAGCCGACCGTCACCGGAAGAAAGCTGCCAAGGCTCGTGGACTCTGCCTTTTCAAGCACCGAGTCAAGCCCGGATGCTTCCTTCAGCTTGTCCGCGGCCTGGTCAAGAAGCTCCCCGCGATGTGCCATGATCAGCACGCGGTGTCCTTTATTTACCTGGTTTTCTGTGACTGAAGAAAACACAACGGTCTTTCCGCACCCTGTCGGGAGGACGAGGAGTGTCTTGCGGTACCCCTCGTCCCAAGCGGAAAGGATCGCCTGTTTTGCTTCAGCCTGATAAGGTCGAAGCTCAAACATACGGCACCTCCTTAATTAAACGGCAGGTCATCGGCGTCCCCGGTGATCTCCATCCAATCGTCCTCTGCAGGGAAATTCTTCTCGTCATAGTCGTAGAAGCGGTCGACATCGTTTGCCTGACGCTCGTTGCCGTCGCGGTCGGTATATGTGCGAGGCTTGAAGTGAGCGCGTCCGCGGCTGCCCACGACCTTGTTCCAGTCCATGACGAGCCTCTCGCCGTGTTTCTTCTGACCGATGCAGCGGAAGAAAGCGGAAATGCGGAATTCCACGACACGGTTCAAGATAAGATCGGTACGAATGCTGGCAATGCCGTCATCGGTCTTGACCTGCAGGGTAAGAGTCGCTTTGTTACAGGGTGAGATTTTGGCGGAGCCGGGAAAGCGTCCGCGCTCGAAATCGGTAACGGTGAAGTTATAGTCGCCCTCCGGCAGGATGATGAACTCCTGGCCATCGTTCTCGATAGCGTCATCCCAATCCATGCCGGTATTGTTGTTAATGTAATCAGCCATGATAAAAATCCTCCTTTGTTAGTCGAGAACCGTGCGGTTCGCATTGATAAGGTTCAGAATCTGCGGCCAGTATTTGATAAGCCAGCCGGAGATAAATTTCTCGGTATAGCTGTCGATGGGCGCGTCAGCAGCATAGTGGCCTTTGTCTGCCACGACCTTCTGAAGCTCCGCATCCGCCACATTAGCCTCCGCCATGAGGGAGCGCAGACGGTCGATGGGCTTGCCCGCATTGACAGCAGGCTCGGAGTCTGTCTTGAAAAGGTGCGCGATATTCTTGAAGTCCAGGTCCATCTCCTCCGGCAGACTGTGACGGTTCTTTGCATCCCAGCACGGATGATGAGAGGTATAAATGACGCGCTTGCCGCCTTGTGCTTTCTTGGCGTTGGTCTCGGTCGTGACCACATAGGTCTTGTAATTAAGGAAGAGGAGCATATCGCACCATTCCTTAAGAAGCGGCGCGACCTGTTTTGAGAGCTTCATTTCCCATCTGTCGTAGGCTCCCTGTTCGTCGGGCTGCTCGAACTTGCGCATCTTGGCGTGAGCAGTAATGACCACGTTCTTGCCGGACGCAATGACGGCATCAAGCGCGGAAAACAGTCTGCCGAACTCCTCGGCGAGATAGGTGTAGCCCTTGCCGTAACCGAAACTCTCGATGGAGTTCTGCTTGTACTTCTGGCATACATGGGTAACGCAGAGTGCCTCCGCCCAATCCGCCGTATCCAAAACGAGCGTCTTGCAGACATTCGGATCGGCAGCGACCTCGTTCACGATGGTGAGCAGTTCCTCCCAGGACTGCGGCCTGTCGATACGGCGCACGTCCATGTGAGCCGTGCCGCCTTCGGT